ACGTTTTTTCCAGTGTAGACAATGGATTAAAGATCACAGCCCCCATTAGTAAAAAGGTTTATGAAAATTGTAGTGCTTTAAAGATAGAAACAGATTTAAACGTTTATGTACCAAAAAATAGCAATTTTATTAAAACAGGTTTGCATGATGTTTTTGAAAATACGAGGAAACCAGCAAATTTGAGTGTTTATGGTTCACACACCGTAAAAGATGTTTCTAAATCGAGTAGATGCGAGATAGGTCCAGTAGATCATGAGGAATTAGATTTTGCCGGCAAAGTGTTAGATTTATATTTCGAAAATTTTGATGATTTAAGTGAGAAGGAAATAGTAAAAGGAGATGATATGTTAGCCCCAATAAATAAGAAATCATCTAATGGAATTTTTCCTATAAAAGGGAAAAAAGAATGTTTTGATTTTGATGAGGGAGTCTTTAAAGAGGATTTTAGAGTTTTGTATGATGATTTTGAGAAGAGGATGGAAACAGGAGATGTAGAAGTTAAACACATAGCTTGGTTTGAAACACTTAAGGATGAGTTAAGAAACAATGAAAAGAAAGATCCTAGAAGCTTTAGAGTTAGTCCTGTTACTATGCAAGTACTAACGAAGAAGTGTTTTGGGAAAATGGTTAAGAAAATAGTTAAGGATAGGTGGTTTAACGAAATTATGATAGGTATTAACCCGTTTTCTGAATGGCCCCAATTGTACAACAGAATGCAAGGAGGTAGATGTTGGGGAGGTGATATAGGGAAATACGATAAATGTATGAGGGTTCAAGTTCAAATTAAAGTAGCTGAAACAATTTTAAAATATTATAAAGGAAAACATCAGTATGCAGCCAGGAATGTTTTATTAAATATAGCATATAATATAGTTGTAGTTAATGACGATTCATGGATTTTAACACATTCATTACCATCAGGTTGCTGGTTAACAGCAATTTTTAATAGTTTAGTAAATAGAGTATATACAACAATGTGGTATTTTCGAGAGATGAAATCACATGGTTACACACCAAATTATCTTAAGTTTCATGAGCACCTATCAGATCCGGTCTACGGAGATGATAGATTAAATAGATGTATAGATGTAAAGTATGAAAGTTTTTTGAATGCAAACACAATGGAGAAGTTTTTTAATTCTTTGGGTATGGAGATGACAGATTCTATGAAGGGTAAGATAGTAACTCCCTTTCAAGACATAAGCGAGTTAACCTTCTTAAAAAGATATTTTCGTTTCCATCCACACTTGAATCAGATTACTTGTCCACTGGACTTGAGAACAGTTTATAGCACTTTATCCTGGATAGACAAATCAAAGGACGATTTAGATTTAGTTTTGCGAGATAAGATAAACGCTTTTCAAAGAGAAATTTTTTTACATTACGATTTATATGAAAGAGATATTAATGTATTAAAAGAAGCATGTTTCATCAGAAACATTCCTTTTACTCTACTAACAGAGAAGTATTTAATAGAGCTATATAAAGGAGGTGTTTATGATGATTTTTATGCAAAAGCTTATGATTTATTAGTAGTTTCTTAGTTTATTTTATTAGTTATTTATTTTGTTTATGGAACATAAAACCATCTTGTGTGCACAAGTAAAATGCAATTGTTTATTAATTTCAACTAAAATTAATTTTGAGTGATCAAATTAAAATCAACTTTGTTTACTGTAACCTTTTAATGATAAGCCCTTTATCAGGGAACTTGTAGCAATTTTATTTATAGGGCAACTCCATCTATTAAATATAGTAATAATTTAATATTTTGAGTATAAACTAATTACTTTACTGCCATTGAAGATAATTATGACAATTACAAAACCTCCTTAAGGACGAAGGAGGTAATACAAATACCGTCCATTTATACAACTTTACCTAGAGTAACCCATGTTTCACCAGAGTATAAGATGAATTATGATCAAATATTAGATAAACCCTTTTTAGTAACAACGATTAATTGGGATACCACTGTTCCTAGTTTCACAGAACATTGGAGATTACCATTTCCATCATCAATAATGTCTAATCCTTTAGCTAAAGTACCCTTTACTTCATCAACATTCTATCAAGCAAGAATGTGTTGCATGTTACAAGTGTCTGGTACTCCTATGCATCAAGGTTTAATGTTAATTGCGGCAATACCACATGGTAGTCCAAAGATCCTTAATCCTAACCAAATCTTGTCAGCACCACATGTGTTTTTAAACGCAACAGAGTCAACTTCAGTTTGTTTAGAGTGTCCTATGTATACCCCTAGTACTTTGTATAGAACCAATGAAGCTAATTCTTCCAAAAATAATTATTATATGAGTACATCTGTATTTGGTTCTGATGTTTTTGATTTAGTATTTTATGTTATGGACGCCCTAACAGTTGGTTCAGGTTCAGCAACTTCTATATCCATTTCTGTACACAATATTTTTAGAGATGCACAGTTTTATGTACCAAAAGTAGGCCAAATGCAGTGGCAAGCACAGTGTGGTTTAGAACTTTTTGGTTTTAAATCAAAAGGTAGAATAGAGTCCAAATGCGTTTGTGGAGATAGAAAAATGTCTGATGATGTTCGCCCTATAGAGTTTAAACCAGAAAGTTTTTTAACAAATTTGTGGAGGATGCCAACTCAAATATTGGATGATGCCGCATCTGGTTTGAAAGCTGTTACTGGTGATATTATTGATTATGGTAGAGGAGTTATTAAAACTTTAACAGGATTTCATAACCCAAATAGTGCAGTTATAGATCATAGAAATATTGTTACTTTTAGAAATTTTCAAAATAATGTAGATCAACCTAGTTTTTATGAAGTAATGGATAATCATGGCAAATTTAGCAGAATTTGTGATGATTATTATTTTAGAACAAAACAAGATGAAATGGATTTGAAGTTTATTACTTCTAAGCCTGTTTTTGTAGGAAAGTTTCACATTTCTTCAACTGATGTAGCAGGTAAGAATTTGTTTGCCTATCCCATAACACCCATGGTGGAAGCCAGTGTAGACAACTCTGGCAACGGAGCAGTTAATTTTTGTTCTGGGCTAAGAACGATTTATGAGTGCTCTAGAGCTTGGAGAGGTGGTTTGAAATTACACATTCAATCAGTTTGTACTAATTTTCATTTTTGTAAGATTATTATTTTGAAAAATTACGCTATGACGGACGGGCCTGTTAACGCAGTTTCAGCCGTTGTTCCACAATATAATAACATTCATAATTTAAACACAGATACTTTAGAATTTTCAGCAGGAGGACAAATACAAACTATAGATTTGCCATACAATTCGAATTTAAGACAGTTAGAATGTACTAAGGACTATGTACTTAATATCATTAATCATGGTATGGTATATGGTTATTTGGTACAACCACTGACTTATAATTCGAATGTACCATTATCTGTAACTTTTAATGTTTACATTTCTGGTGGTCCAGATTTAGAGTTTAGCGGTTATGGAATAGATCAAATTTATATAACACCAGGAACAGCACCAACCTACCCAGGAGTACCGAATTTTTATGGAGAAGAGAAGGGAATATACGAAGTAGTAGATGGTGGTCATACAGGTAGGATTTTAACCAAGAAAGAAAGCGATCAATCCCCATTAGAGAAAAGAAAAATTGATTTTAGAAGAAGCAAACCCGATAAGTTTTTGGTTGAGTTAGGAGACACATGGGAGGACGTTTCATTTATAACGGGAAAAACCGTACATTATTTGCGAGGTTTAAATTTTAAGACTCACAATTGTATAGGTTCTGGAGTAAATGAAAAGTGTAATGTGAAAGTAGGTCCAGTATTGAGAGAGGGTGACCAGTTGTTGTATGACAAAAGTAAAATTTTAACGATTACGGAAGATGAACCAAAGCCAATTGAAACCTTTTCACCCGAGAGTGGAGATGCCCAGTGTGTTAATACATTAGTTACCCCTAGTTGTCAAGAACCAATTTTGAATCAGATGACCCCAATAGATGAAAATCCATTAATGTCCTTTCGCCCTAACACATCAATTAGAGATTATGTAAGAATAATGCACCCACAGGCTACAGTTACTTACCAACCCACAGGTTTTAAGAACGTTGCGGCTTTTGATTTGCATTCCTTATATACTAATTTTGGAGAAGCGGACACTTTTGGGCTTTTAACAAGTTTATATTTAGGTTTATCTGGTGGTTTTAAAGTCAAATTTAAAATTTCTGGAGTTAGTTCAGCATCAGCAATATACGTGCCACCTAGCATGTATACTGTTAATGGAGATTATCCTACAATTAAACCAATGTCAAACAACATTCCATTAGATGCTAATTCAATATTAGATTTTACTGTTCAAACAACTTTTACACCTAGTGTTAAATCATTTACATCACCACAGATAGAAATGCAAGATCTTTCAAGACCATATAAAGGCGGGAGTACTTCTCTTATTTTAGAAATGGCCATTCCAAATATGAACATTTTTAATTATGTAGGAAATGCAAGCAAATGGTATTCTTTTCCAACACCC